ATCTACAGCCACGGGGGGTGCTTGACCAAAGCACATTGCCGCGATAGGAGAGATCCTATCTAAGGCAGGATGAGTCCACAACCCTAAGTTTTCCTTAGGTAAGTTGGGACAAAAGATCGAACCTGCGGGTAAGATCCGGGTCTTCGCGATGGTTGATGCTTGGACACAATTTGCACTGCGTCCATTGCATCTGCTAATCCAGGTTCTGCTTAGAACCATTGCGCAAGACGGAACCTTTGATCAGATCACACCGGGGGTTGCCCTGGGTCGGTTTGTAAAGAGGGAGAGATCCCGTACGGGAAATAAACTTCCCCGTCGGATGTATAGCTACGATCTCTCAGCGGCTACAGATTGTTTGCCAATCTGGATCCAGGTCCTGGTGCTTGAGCCCCTTGTGGGGCCCGAGCTTGCTAACCAGTGACGGATACTTCTAACTGAAAGAGTCTATCGACTCAATCGGAAAGAAGGGCCGCTTTTCCTGAAGTATGGTGTGGGGCAACCCATGGGAGCGCTATCCTCCTGAGTCATGCTGGCATTGACTCACCACTTCATCGTCCAACTAGCTTGGAGAGACATAGGGCGTACGGGTTGGTGTCCGTGTTACTATGTATTGGGAGATGACATCGTAATAGCTAACGATGATCTCGCCAAGGCTTACCTTGCCAGAATGGAAGCCCTGGGTGTGGGTATTGGTATCCACAAATCCCTAATATCACCCAATTGCACATTCGAATTCGCTAAGAAACTCTACCATATGGATGAGTCGTGGACTATGATTCCTGTCAAAGAAGTCATAGTCGCCCAAGTCACTCCCTCAGTTATGATTGAGCTTAAGAGAAAGTACTCTATGAGCTTAAGTAACTTCTTGGCGTTAGCAGGATTCGGAATGAGAGCGGTCAGCAGCTTAACCGCGCAATTGCGTAACATGTCCCCCAAGATGCGGGACATGATAGTGGCCCTTCGGGCACCGACAGGGCCGGATGCCCTACCTTTTAGTGAGTGGGTAACTCTAGTTAGTTACACCAAGTCCGCCGTCGTGAAGGACTCCACTCCTAGACTTCTACATATATTGAGACAGCTCCGTAAGGAAGTGTATCAAATGGTAGAAGAGAAGATGTACTCTTTAGCAATGCAAGAGTCCAAACTTCGAGGATTTAAGAAAGGTTCCTGAGCCGTGCCGATGAATGAGCTGGATCCTAAAGCTCACTTCGGTGCATCACCTTGGGAAATGCCCGCATACCGAGACCCGGATCGCGTGGCAAGTGAAGGTTCTGTGGCACCCGAATCAGTTCGGACCGTATGGGCAGAATTCTCGCCTTTCTTAAACGAGGCACCCATCCCAGCCATCACATACCTGTGAAAGGCTGTCTATCGTCAGGCGACCGACGAAAAGACCGTTGCGATGAACCTTCTCATCGAACGGGGATCCGCGCTTCTTCTGGCGCTCGATAAGCGTTGGAAAGAAGCTCATCCCGGTGTTAAGGTAAAAACAGCGTGGGCTGAATACCTTCCCAAGACAATGAATAGTGGTAACACTATAGTCATAGATGCGCGGGGACATATGATGTTCTCGACAAGCGCACGTCCTGGGGCAAGAAGAGGAGCTTCAGTAAGAGTTGTCACATCTGCTCCTTCGGAGCCGATGACGTATGCCAACCTTGAAGCCCTCTACAACGAGTATGTGGAGCTGAGAAAGGAATTATTCTTGATTCCTAGTAACGTCTCAGAACAGCATGTACCTCCAGTTATCAACGCGGGCCAAAGAGCGGTGAAGGTTTGAAACACCTGATCTCCTCTTCGTGGCCCGATTGGTATGACTCGTTCGGGAATGCAGGCTAAGAGAAGAACTGCGCAATCTGCTAAGTCGACAGCATTGCACCCATAACAGATGTTATGGCACTCTAAGCGATTCGGGGTGTGGGACGACAATCGATCCATCACTTAATGATCCCTACTTTTGGGACCCGGGAGACGTTAACGAATCTCTGTAAAACTGGTGTAAAACAGGCCAGGATACAGGACTCGGGATCGACGGCAAGGAAGGTATAGTACGACCAACTTTGTGGTAAACTTGAAGCCGAATACCCGTGACAACGGGGGCTGGGGCCGAGGTAAACACAAAGGGAAGCGTACTAGAAATTCTTGCATTAGGGAACGCGTCCTCTTCTGGAATAGAGAGGATAGGCGTCACATCGCTTTATCTACGATGAGTAACGTTAGGACTCCGGTGGCGCCGACATAGCTGGATGGTTACCTACAACCGGGCGGAATCCCAAGAACTAACACGGAGAAGCGAATAAAAAACAAGAAC